ATGCCCAACCCTATTGTCCGTTCTGCCTTGTTCGTGCCGGGCAGCCGTCCCGAGCGTTTCGGCAAGGCCCTGGCCAGCGGCGCCGATGCGGTGATCGTCGATTTCGAGGACGCCGTGGAAGAGCCGCTCAAGCGCCAGGCCCGGGACAACCTCGAGCAGTTCCTCAGCAGCCAGCCCCAGGTCAGGCTGTGGGTACGGATCAATGCCCCGGAACATGCCGAGCATGCCGCCGACCTGGCGTTCTGCAAGCGTCACGCCGGGGTCGTCGGCATCCTGCTGCCCAAGGTCGAAAGCGCCGCCCAGGTGGCGACCGTGGCGGCTACTGGCAAGCAGATCTGGCCGATCATCGAAAGCGCGTGCGGGCTACTGGCCCTGGCGGAAATCGCCCGGGCTCCTGCGGTGCAGCGCCTGTCTTTCGGCGGCCTGGACCTGGCGCTGGACCTTAACCTCAGCAGCGGTTCGGCGGCGGCGCAGTTCGCCCTGGACCAGGCGCGGCTGGCGCTGATCCTGCATTCGCGCGCCGCCGGGTTGGTCGCGCCGCTGGATGGCGTGCACCCGGCCATCGACGATCCGCAAGGTTTGCGCCACTCCATCCGCCACGCCTACGAAATGGGCTTCGGCGGCGCCTTGTGCATCCACCCGAAACAGGTGCCGGTGATCCACCAGGCCCTGGCCCCCAGCGCCGAGGACCTGGCCTGGGCGCAACGGGTGGTGGACGCCGGCAGCCACGGCGCTGGCGCCTACCAGATCGACGGCCAGATGGTCGATGCGCCGGTATTGCTGCGAGCGCAGCGACTGCTGGCGCTGAACCCGTGACAGCCGCAACCTGGTCGGCGCGTTACCAACTGCCATAGGGAATGCCATATTTCTCTATGTAGCGTTTGGAACTCTCGGACAGGGGGTAATAGTGCCCGTTTGATTTGCCCAGGTGCGGTCCCAGCGGTTCAATCTCAGCTTGCGCACGGGCGACTTTGACCGTGTTGCGGCATTCATCTCTGACCCAGACTTGTACGATGCCACCGGGGGCCAGGCCTAAATAGACCGATGCCATATAGCGAGCAGTTTGATGCGGAGTTTCCGGGCAGCGTCGGTTGGTCGAGGTAGTCATGATTTTCCGGGCCTCTTCTGGAATATCCACCCATGCCCGATAGGCCTGTGGCTCTACGACCGATTGCCAGCGTACGAAAATGCGCTTGGGCAAGTCAGCGCCAACCTGTTTAGGACTGAGATAAATACAGGGGTAGGTGTGAGGTAAACCCGAGACATTCCGGGATCTGGTGGTCCATGGTGGTACGGGAGTTGTAAATGTGTTGCAACAGGTGCAATTAGAATGGGCCCCGGCCAGTGCCTGGTGACCGGGGTGGTGGACGGGAAGATAGCGCTCTTTTCTGTCGGTGCCTACTCTTCCTCATACGATGCAAACAGATCGCCCTGGTCGCGAGAGATTACCGCCAGCCGCATCCTTTTAACGACCTTATAGACGAACGCCAGGGATAGATTGTACTTCATGGCCAGCTCCCTCTGGTTACGCCCCGTCCACTCATCAAAGATTTGCTGATGCAGCTTCGAGGCTTGCAGATGGACGCCTTTCGGCATATAGAGAACCTGCCCTCCCCAAACATTTGCCATCAGCATAGCCACTTCACTGCCGTGTGCCTCAGCAAGTTCAGGGCTGATATCTAAGGTCTCCTTGGCAGACTGGGCCACATGGTCGGCCAGGGTCTGAAGAAGCTCACCCGGAGCGCTACAAGGCGCTTTCATACGACCTCCTTATTGGTCACACGGTGCTGCCACTGTTTCAAGTTCTCGATCACTCGACTTGCCTGGGCGACGCTGAGCCATTGCAGCGCAGACACCTTGGTCATGCTTTTCACGAAGCTGGCCAGCGCTGCCTCGGACGGATCGCGAACCGCGCCCAGGTCATGCAATGACAGCCACAGCGAACGGATCTTCTTGGACTGCTCATCATTGGCTTGTGGCCGCTTGCCAGCCTTGTTTGGACGAGGCTTAAAGCCCTTCTGCTTGAGCTGTTCCAAAACCCTCAGCAGGTTTGGAACGCTCAAGTCAGCAGTGGACGTCGCGCCGTCCAACCCCGTCATTCCGGCCAGCATCAGGCGATACGTGTCGTCATCCATCCGCAGCTCACGCCGCGCAACATGGATCATCTTGATGTAACGCAGTCGGGTAGGGTCGGTCGGCGTAGCACTCATAAGTTGCCCTCCCGTTCTTTCACGACAGAGGTTGCGATCTTCTCCAGCTGGCGAATGCGGCTGCGCAGCTTCTTCTCGACGGTCTTCTGCAGGCCGGGCAAAGCGAGCGCTGCGTGGCACTGGTTCACGTCGAAGTTCTCCAGAGCGCGCAGGCGGCTCTCGGTATCTACCGAGCCGTACTCCTGACCCGGTCGGATGAAGGGGTTAGCCTGCGACATATCACACTCCTTGGGTCAGACGAGCGACCGGCTGATGGCCGATGCCGTGGTGAAGTTGAGCACGCTCGCCGGCCGCGTAGCCGGCATCGCTGGCCACCTCATCGCGGGCCTTGAGCTTGTGGCGTTTCATCTTCGCCGGACCAAGCTTCGGGTACTTCTTCGCCATGTAGGCCTGGATGGCCTCGGCGATGTTTTCTTCTACCCCGGCGAACTGCTCTACCTTGGTCGAAACAGCGTCGAGCCAGCCATGGGCGAAGGCATCACCCCGCGCCACCTTGGTTGAGCGCTTGCAACGCTTCTGCGTGGCTAGATAGTCACGACGTGCCTTCTGCAGCTGACGCTCCAGTACCTGGTAGGCGTAACCAGCCAGCTCAGGGGCTGCGGCGCAACCAATGAAAATAAAGGATGCTTGTTCAAACCAAGGCGTACTGATAATGAAGTGGGTGCCGAACGCTTCTGCACACACGCGTGCCAGGCGTACCCGCCAAGCTGGCGGATCGCTTTCGGAGCCAGCGGCCACCTTAGCCTCACCGGCCATGCTGGCCAGTACGTCACCCATCTCCAGGTTATAGATCTCCATCAGCTTGTGAGCCTGACGCAAGGCGATCTCAGCCTCGTTCGGATTGGAGCTTTTGCCCTTGGCCATCTCCAGGCTTTTTTTGATCTTGTCGAGGATGCGGCTCTCTTCCATGTCACACCCCCTCCAATTTCTGTTTCAGGTTTTCAAGTACCTCGGCAACTTCATCTACCTGATCCGGCTCACCATGAACTACGGCGATTACATAGCTACGGCCCGACTTAAGCTCCAGGTGAACGATGTCGAAAGTGTCTTTTGGGCTGGCCTCAGCATCCTCAAGCAGATCGAGCAGAGTCGTCTTAGGCCATTGCATTGAAGTAAGACGTCCCATATCAAACCACCGCCAGGTCAAGAGGAATGGCCCGGTACTCATCAGTGCCATTGACCCGCTCGTAAACGCGGATGTACACGGCACTGCCAGATACCAGGATTGAGTCCTTCACAGCTTTCATCGCTGCTTTCCAGGTGTCGTCATCGATCTCTAGACGCAGCAGATCAAGGACATCAGAGGTCTTGATCTGGCCATTGCGGTTCGGGCTAAAGGTACGGTCTACGATGGCCAGCAAATGGTTGTCTGCGCCCTTGCTCCAGGTCTTGATGCAGTCGTACACCATGACCTTGGCCACTTCCATTTCCTCGGTGAAGGTCAGCCGGTCTGCGTGCGAACGCACAACCTTGTACTTGCCGTCATAGGTGGCAATGGTCACGTTGCCTTTCTTGCCGCCCATCTGGACGCCATAGCGTTCGCCCGCGATGCTGATCAGATCGGCGATGTCACCGAGCGATTTTTTCTTGAAGTTCTTCAGGTCCAGGTGCAGCTTTTTGGCCGCCTCAGCTAGCTCGCCTGCTACCTGGTCGCGCAGCTTGTCCTGCTCGCGCACCTGGTCAACTGGCACCAGGTGACCGATGGCGTTGCGGACAAAGCCTTCTGGAATAATGAGATCAGACATGGCGTTCTTCCTGTTGGGCGCTTGCTGCAGCGCGGTCGAGTCGGTCAATTTCAGCGAGGATCAAGGCGCCAGCCTTGACCAGGTTGCGACGTTGGTCTTTAGGCCGCCAGGTCACGGCCATCCACGGCCATGACTCGGGAACGATGCGCATGGCGCCCTCGGCTTCAGTGGCTTGGACGAATGCCTCGGTGGCATAACAAGCCGCTGCGATAGCCAGGTCACCGTCAACGAACTCCTCATCTTGCTCGGGATAAAAGCAATGAATCTGGATCTGGCGGATACGCTCGGCCAGCACGCTCTGCAGTGATGCCGGGGCGTTCTGCGCATACTCCGTTTCGCTGAAGGCCGCGTGGTCCGCCGCAATCAACCGATAGATGTCTCGAATGTCACCGGCGTTGTCATACACACCGTCAAACACTTGATCGGCTATCCAGGCAAGCAGCTGTTCATTGATCTCAGTGGGCATGCCGCCGACAGACAGGCCATAACGGTCGATGTGCTTGAGCAGCAAGGAAACGTGCTGCATTGCTTCTTGCCAGAACAGGGCTGGAGTCTCAGAGACGACAGCCACCCGCAGTGTGTCGATTGAGGTCTTAAGGGCCTGATTCATTGGTCTTGCTCCTTCACCAAGGAGTACCAAGCGACATCGACGCCACGTACCGTCACGGTGTGGCAAGTGAACCGCCCCTTAGACGAGCTGCGCATGCGCCGCAGCTCATGCCCAAACCGCCGTGTAAGCAGCTCGACGCTGGACGGTTCGATAAAGATTTTGTTGTCGGCCAGCACCAGATGCTTGATCTCAATGTCGGCCTGGCGGAAATCGCGGGTCAGGTCGTTGAAGGCCAACAGCTTCGCGGGGAAGTCGTCAGCCAAGATGCTTGGCGGCAGTACTGCTTGCACTCCGACCAGATACAGAGCGGCCATATCACACCCCCTTCACAACGTCGGCGGTGATCATCGGCACGCCCAGCTGGGCGGCCAGATTCATTGCCGCGATCACCAGGTTGCCGATGGCCAGCGGGTACAGCAGCGAAACGTTCTCGTCGCGACCGCCGCGCCGGCTTGGCTGAGACAGGCGTTCAGCAAGCGCCTGGATACCGCTGGCGTCAATGACCTCACCCATTGCTTTGCCCGCACGATCAAAGCGAAACCTCAGGAACTCTTCCAGGCGACTGCCTTCGATTGGTGCCAGGGTGACCCGCTCGCAACGCTGTACGACCTCACGCACGTCGGCGTTGCGCTCGCTGAGTTTCACGTCCAGTTCGGGCTGACCGATCATGATGATGCTGACCAGCTTGGTGAAACCGACTTCAAGTTCAAGGATGCGCTTGAGATGCTTGAGCGTCGGGATCGGCAGGCTGTGGGCCTCTTCGATCACCAGGCAATGGCGATAGCCGGCCGCGTGGGACTCCTTCAGCGCCTTATGCAGCTGGGCAAAACGCGCCTCGGGGCTACTCTTGGGTTTGGCCAGCGGCGCGACTGCAGCCATCATCGACTCGGCAATGTGGGTGCTTTTCAGGGATTTACCCTTGGTGTCGTTGTCTTCGGACGCCAGGACATAGGGCTCGATAATGATCACCGGGTCACCGCCCTCGGCGATACGGTTAACCAGGTCACGGCGCAGTGTGCTTTTGCCTGCTCCCGATTCGCCGACGACCGCGAGGAAGCCTCCATGCCGCGCCGTCTGATACATGATCTCGCGGACATAGCGGATATCAGGGCTCACCCACATATCCTGAGCGCTCTGCAGCTCGTCAAAGGGATCGCGGAACAGGCCAAAGGCTTTACGGGTATTTGGCTGTAGGGTCTGTTTTGGCAGTAACATAGGTTCGTCCTCCCCGGACGGCTCATTCACTTGGGCCGGATCTGCCGTGTTGGCGCACGGCAGATCCACTTCTTCAAAGGCGTTGGCGATATCGGCATCGTTGGCGCCGGCCTCGGTCAGGAACACACGAATGCGCCCCTGCAGTTCGTCGCTGTCCAGGCTGCGCGGCCATTGGCCGTGGTTCAGCAGTTGGGCAACTGCGGCTTCACTGAGACTCAGCGACTCGGCCAAGGCCGCCTGAGGACGGCCAACCCCCTGTAAAACTTGCTTCAGCTTCAACATCACTCACCTCCAACCGCAGCCAGGACCAGGCTGAACGGTTTGCGCGTGACCTCAACAGGTCGTTTCAGCTCCGCCTCAATGGCATCGAGCTGTTCTTGTGGTACTCCTTCCGGGTATTTCTGCTGCAGCCAGCTGAAGGATTCAGCGGACCAGAGGTTGGCCAAGCGTGGCCGCAACAGCTTCGCGGCCTCGACGTGGGTCAGCGGTGCATGCTCTACGGTCGGAGCGTTGACGTTCAGCGACGTGCCACGACGCGGCATGTAGGCCGGCAACACGGTATCGCTGACGTGTTTGTGAGGATCGATCAGGCCACCGAACGGCACGGCCTTGGCCTTGCGTGCGGCTTCGGCTTCGGCCTCGCTGGTGGTGCCGGTGGCGATCTGTTCCAGGACTTTGCGCGAGACCTGGGCAGGCGTCTCGGCGTGGCGCTTGTACTGCTCGCCAATGGTTGCCGAGGTCTCCGCGAACCCGAACTGATCGATACCGATCCGCTCAATAACGTGGAACTGTTCACGGCCATCCTCACCGACCAGCACAGCGATGGCGGTGTCCTTGTCTCGCCAGCAGTTGCGAGTGATCAGCAGCTTTTCAGCGACCATCACACCAGGTACAGAGCTGACATCGAACTGAGCGCCCCGGAAGGAAACCCGCAATAGGTTGCTGACAGTGCGGTACTCCGGCGTGCTGACCGCCAGCTCACGGCAGACCTCGACACTTGGCGCCAGGCGCAGCTGGTCCTGCTTGATCAACTGCCACACGCCGTATCGGGTTCGCCGGGTACGGGTGTGAATCGCGGTCGCGTTGTAGTAACGCATCCACTGTCCGGCCCAAGCGTTGATTTGTTCCAGGCTGTTCGCAGCCTGGAACTTCAGCGCGCTCTCAAACTCACGCTCAACAATGTTGTGCGCTTGCTCGACCTGGCCCTTGGCCCGTGCATTGCCGACCTGGTTGATGATCAAGTCGATGGACATGGCCCGGCACAGGTTGCGGAAGATGCCACTGGTCATGGCTGCACCAGGGTCAGTCATCAGCATCCAGGGCACGCCGTGAAACGGGTCTGATTCGTGGCGTTTCTGCATCGCGTTGATTAGCACGGTGCACAGGTTCTCGGCCGACTCAGCGCCCAGCACGTACTCCAGGTACAAGGTGCCGCTGGTGTGATCGGTGATCACGTAGCGCCACAGGCGTTGGCGCTCGATCTTCTTCAGGTTGCCGGGCTTGCCGTCATAAAACTCGGCTTTATTCATTGCCCGTGCACCGTCATCCGCCAGATAGAACTGAGTGGAGATCGATGCGTCCACTTGCCACACGTGGTTCGGGTGGTTACTGGCAAGCGATACCGCAGGGGCATCGTGCAGCAGCTGTTCAGGATGCAGCTTGTAGCTTTTCAGAGCACGACTGATGGCCCCGCAGGTCAGCGGGCGAAACAAGCCGGTCGCTTCATCAACCCGGCCGGCAATGATCAGCCCATTGCTGCGCAGACGTTCCACTGCACGTTCAATGGTGGACAGCTGTTTGTTGTTGGCACGGATTGATTCCAGCAGCATGGCCGAAATCAATCGGGCTTCATCCAGGGGTAAAGCGCTGTTACCCGCATCACTTCGGCGCTTACGCGGAGCTGCCACTCTGACCTCCTTCAGCTTGCGCTGAAGTGTTTGGATGGAAACACCCAGCTCTGCCGCGCCCGCCTGATAGACAGCAGTGCGCTGACCGTGCGGGGCGTTGTCCGCTCGCTGGGCGATCTGGGCGAGTTGCTGGATCTGTACCGGGTTCATGGGTTACGCCTCGGCCGTGTTCAGCCAAACCGGGGCACCGGCATCATCCGTATGCTCTGGCAAATGGAACTTGCTGCGAACCGTTGCAAGCGTGATCTCCAGCTCACGGATCAGGCTCGCCTTGAAGAGCCGATGATCCTCTCCGCTTTCTGCTGCATGCTCCTGCAGCTTGGCAAAGCCGTTGCAGAGGCCCCCAAGAATGCTGCTCTCAGTCACGAAGGCCAGTGCTGCCACCTCCTTGCGAAGTTCTTTCGCAACTTCATCCACCGGCATAGCCTGGATGCGTTTACGAACCTTGGTCAGCTCCTGCTTGGTCTTATCCAACTCGTCGGTTTTCTTCGCCATGACTTCGCTTTGCGCTTCGTAGTCGGCGTTGGTTTCGTCGAGACGCTGGGTCAGCTCTTCTTTTTCCTTGGCGTGCTTGGCGATGATTTCTTCTGCGAGATCAACGAAGGCTTCCTTGTCGCCGGTCTTGGCCACTTCGATCAGAGCTGTTTTTTGGTCTTCCGGCAGGCGGCGGTATTGGCGCATTTCGCGGTAGCCGATGCCCATGCGGGACATGGAATCGAGGGCTTCTTCGCCAAACTCTCGAAGATTGGTGATGTCCAGTTCGACCTTGTCACGAGACGTACCAAGCATTTGACAGAACTCCTCCCAAGTTCCAGAAAAAGGCGAACCGTTCGCTGTTTTCATTCCCTTAAGTGCCTTGTAGAGCTTGTTTTCACGCACGAACGCCAGTTTTGAAGTGCGAACCGTTCGCGAAAATTTCTCAAAGGAGTCCGCCATCTGGGCCTGGCCAAGCAGCTGGTTCAAAAGATCACGCTCTTCGCTGTGCGAGGACAGCAGGGTTGCCATTGCGTTCTGGTTGCTGGTCAGCATTTCACCGTCCAGAGCAGGCAGCTCAACAACGTCTGTGACTGGGGATTTGGTACGTGCCATGGTGTTCTCCTTAGTTCATCGATCCAGCGGCGATACGCTGGTTGAGTTCCTGCATGCGGTTGGTCAGCCGGGCCATATGCTCGGCATGGGCCTGGGCGATCTGCAGCACGCCCACGGAATGAGCGAAGCGGCCGTTGTCCAGCTTCACCGCAAGACCTTCTTCAATCAGGGTCTGCATTGCTCGGGTGATGTTGCTGGGGCTGTCCTGGGTGATATGGGCCAGTTCGGTGTTGCTAAGGCCGGTCACGGTGTGGCCCTTCAAGGCCTTGAGTACACGCAACACCCGTGCGGCGGCTGAGACGGTGCGGCTCATGGCTGTCCCTCCAGTTCAAGCTGTGGTTGCTGGGTTTGGCTGACATTGCCTCGGTGCCATGCAAGCCCCTCCATGGCGGCCTGGATGGCTGCAAGGGTTTCTTCGGCTTTGCAGCTCTTCGAGTAGAACGCGAGCAACCTGCCGGCTGCTGTGGTGAGAAGTTCCTGTAGCGCCTGCGTATCCTGGGCGGTGCAGTGCCGGCCGGTGGGCACGTCAATGGTCAGGCGACCTGCACTGGCGGCGATCCAGCGGGTGACGTAATCGCAGCCGCAAGCCCGCTCATACGGGCGGATCAGGTTGGCCGGCATGCGGCCTGTCTGCAGCCACTTATAAACAGACCAATGATCTGCGACGCCCATCTCATCGGCGATACGCTCGACACCCTTGTTGTGCGCGTCTTTGGCGAAGTCCTTGCACAGCTCCAGCGCATGGCGCAACGAGGTCGGTTGAATGCTTTTCCAGCGACGGCGGCTCATTGGAAAGACCTTTCTGAAACGCACTCCAAACAATCTGAACTTTTGCAGCTATGCAAAGTGATTGCGCCGGGTGCAATGTTTTCGGGTACATTCCCTAACATGGACATGAGAAATGACCGACCGTATTGAGAGGCTTGAGGCACAGGTGAATGCATTGGCACAGGGCTGGTTACGCCTTGCGGCCGCTCTTGAAGTTCAAGGGCTCGTTTCACCTGAAGGCATAGAACAGGCGCTGCTGTCGGTTCGGTGGCCTGGGCAACCCATAGAGGCTGAGGCGACCAGGACGCTGGCATGGCTGACCGATCAGTTGGCCGAAGCACGAAGCGCACGACGATCTGCGGCATCTCAAGCACCAGAAGGTTGGTACGGAACTGCTGTGCGGTAGCCATTACGCTGCTAACGCTGCGGATGGCTTGAGGCCGAGCTTCACTGCAATGTCATGAGCCTTGCCGTAATTGGCTTTGGCCTGGCCATTGAGGACGCGGTACACCTCGTTGCGGGTGTAACCGTTTTCGCGAGCCCATTGAGTGAAGGTTTTGCCGACGCGGCGGAAGTTTTCTTTCACCTGGTCGGCGGTTAGGGCTTTGGCATGGGTGGCCATGGTGGTGGCTCCTGTGATGCAAAGATAATTGGGTTATGTGGCAATCATGATGGTATGCGAAAAGATACCTGTCAAGTGGTGAGTGATGCTTTTGAATATCGGTGAGCGCCTTAGGGAAGAGCGTGAGCGGCTGGGTTTTAGCCAGTCCGCAATTGGGGCTATCGGAGGTGTCAAGAAGCTTGCTCAGCTCAAGTACGAGCAGGGTGAGCGGTATCCCGGTGCGGATTACCTTGCAGCGGTCGCGAAAGTTGGTATCGACACGTTGTATATCGTTACAGGCGAACGCTCTGTAGGCTCGCTTACGGCGGATGAAACAGAACTACTTGAAAAATTCAGGTCTGCTCCGGTGGCCGTCAAAGCGGCGGCTATCGCGGCTGTTACAGCGGGGTCTGCCCCGGTTAAACAAACGTTCCATGGGGCGGTGGGCCAGGCTGTGGCTGGCAATATCACTAACAAATCAGGCGTTACCTTCAATGTTGGGGATGTGAAATCCAAGGAGTGACCCATGAGCCAGGACTTTCATGGTGAGGTAGGCCAAGCGGCTGGGGGCGATATCAACAACTACGGTGTAAACATCAGCCTGGTGGATAAGACTGAGTCCCGTTTTTTGGTATCTGCCCAGCGTAAGGAACTGCATGAACTGCGGGCAAAGTGCGAGGAGCTAGGGGATGACCCCCGAGATGTTTGGCGTAGAGTTCACGCTCAACTCGGGGTGACCACTATTAGTGAGATCACCGCTGAGCAGTTTTTTGATGCGCGAAATGCAATGCAAGCCAGATTGGAGTTTCTACAAGAAGAGGCTGATAAACGCCGTTTAGTAGGCAAGGTACTGAGAGCGGTAGCTGAAAAAGATGCTAAGGCCGAGATGAACAACTTTTGTGAGATAACCTTCGGCCGCACTCAGCTCAATAACCTTCAGAAACCACAGCTTCAAAAGACGTTAGAGTTTGTCCAAGGCTTTGTTCCCCACCAGCAAAAAACACTTCAGCCTCCTGAGGTGAACAAGCTGACATTCATGGACTTTGTGATGTTGCATCGACAAAACTCGGCTGGTCTGTTCTTGCTTGGAATTGTTGTTGGCGGATTTTTTTTCTAACTAAGGGTATGGGAATGAAAAAAAAGATCTTGGGAGTATTTGGGCTTTCACTACTCACCTTGTCGGGTTGCGAAATAGCCGCCGCATTTTCTGTGTTTTCGGTGCCGTCTGACGATCCGTTGGTAATAAAAATGCTTCCAGCGGTTCGTCAGGTTTGTCCTGGATTGGACAAGTACTCTCAGGAGTTTGAGAGGGTCCGTGTGGAAGAAAATTTCCGAACATCGATCCTGTTTGATGTGCCAGAGTCAGCAAGCATTCCCGATGCTTACAAGGCGGGAGGACACACCTGTTATATAGAGATCGATTCGAAAGGCAGGAGTATTTTCATTGAGAAGTTAGCTTGTAAATCCATTTGCCTGGATCAGTTAGAAACTCCAGACGGTCAGCTTAAAATTGACTTGCCTCAGGCGAGTGGATAAAGGCATGGAGTTTCATGGCAATTTCGGGCAAGTGGCTGGCGGCAATATCTATAACTATGGCTTGGATGATCTGACTAGCCGAAGTCGTGAGGAACTGGCGGAGCTTCTCGCTCATCTACGTGAGCGTCTGGCAGATGCTCGTAGAAAAATGATACTCAACCCCATCGTAGGTTGGATGGCCCTCGGTGCTTTGGCGTTCATCATAGAGCTGTTTTCTGGAATAGCGTTTACATCTTCGATTCTGCTCGTGGCAACCTTCTTTTTTGGGATAATTTTGCCATATTTTTTCTTCATACCTCTGCAGAATAAATATGGTCAGATGGTATATGCATACAGGCAAAGCATTGCCCAAGTAGAGATCTTTCAGCACAGCCGAGGTTGGGCTTAGTTAAGAAAGCATGTTGATTTCCCAAGATAGCCATCTCTTTAAACTCGATTAAAAGCCTTCCTGTGCCACGCCGCCGATCATGGCGGCGTGTGTATTTCTGGCGTCCGAAAAGTACGGCGCCATTACAGGAGGCGTCCGATGCGACCCGAAACCCCTCGCGGTATCCGCAATTTTAACCCCGGCAATATCCGCCACGTGAAAGGCACCCGCTGGCAAGGCATGTCGGCGAACCAGAATGACACTGCGTTCGTCCAGTTCATTGGCCCCCAATGGGGCATCCGAGCCCTCGCTCGCACCCTAATCACCTACCAGGACAAGCATGGCTTGCGCACTGTCCGCGCAATTATCGGGCGCTGGGCACCACCGAACGAGAACAACACCGAGAGCTATATCCGGCAGGTTGCTGGCCGCCTTGGCGTGTCACCTGAAGAGCGTATCGACGTGTACGACTACCGGACCATGCGCGCGCTCACAGAAGCGATCATTCGCCACGAAAACGGAGCGGGAGCCCTTCCCGAGGGCAACTGGTACGGCGAAGCACTGATCAATGAAGGCTTGCACCTGGCCGGCGTTGTCCCCGACGCCTATCACGGGGAGCCAGCATGAAGCTGATCGACAACTGCCATTGCTGCTGGAAGCTTCACAGCGTCCAGCTGGCCATCGTCATCGCGCTGCTCGGTCTCGCCCAGGCCACCATCCTGCCGATGTGGCAAGCGCAACTTTCTTCATCGACTTATGCGGCCCTCAACAGCGGCTTGGCTGTTCTGCTGTTCATTGCTCGCCTGGTCAAGCAAGGCCCTCCTGACCAGGCCGAGCAACCAGACCAGGAGGTTTCGTCATGAGACTGAACCTCTTTGGTAGGGCCTTCGCAGCACTGCTGGCAGGGCTCGCGGGTGTTTGTCGTTGGCCCACTCCAAGCACCGCTGCCGGAACCTGGATCAGGTCCGGCGTCATGCCCCTCTATCGCCACGGCAAGACCGGCATTGCAGCCGCCAAGCGCCGTGCGCGGAAGTCCCGCAACCGTATGAGGCAGCGCCATGGTGCTTGAACGGTTGCCTACAGGACTTCTTGTCGCCGGGCTGGCCTGCGTAATCAGCGCAGCGGCTGCCGGCTCAATCGCCTACGGCTTTGGCTTTCGATACGCCGAAGCCCTGGGCAATTCCGACCTGCAGTCATTCAAGGCCACGCAGGCAGTACAGGCCGGGGCGGCGGAAAAGGAAAACCGTCTGCAGCTGCTGCAGCAGGTTACCCGTGCCAACGAAGCCGAGGCCTTGCTGCTCACCACCCTCGACCGCCACGCCGAAGAGAAACGCCAGCTCCAGGAGCGAATCCCCCATGTCACGACCCAATACATTCCGGCGCCTGGCGCTGTCGCTAAGCCTATCCCTCGTTGCGTGTTCACTGCTGGCTGGCTGCGCGACTTCAACACCGCCCTTGGTGTGCCCGCCCCAGGACCGGGCACCGCTGTCACCGCAGCTGAAAAAGCGGCCTGGCCCGCCACCGGCTCTGAAGCCGAACTACTGGAAAGCGGCGTCACTCCCGCCGACATCCTTGCCCACGCCCAGGACTACGGCCTGTGGGCCCGATCCATCCTCGCCCAATTCAATGCCTTGCTTGATCTCCAGGAAAAGGACTGACGCCCTATGGATGTAGCTGAACCCGCTACAGATGACGACATCAGCGATGCGCAATTGCGCGTGCGCAACAGCGAGCTGCGACGAGGCCCTGGCCGGTCGGCTTACCGCTGCGAGGAATGCGGTGACGCCATTCCTGAAGATCAACGCCAGGACAGCCCTGGTATCGAACATTGCTTTGACTGCATAGACGCCTTGGAACACTTGGCCACGCGGGGTTTTGAATGAATCTGAACGAACTCAACTTTGGTTTCCAGAGCGTGCAGTGGGTGGTCCTGACGGTACTCGGCATTTACACCTGGGTGACTAAACGCCAGACCGCCAGCGCCCAGGAACTGCTGGAACTGCGAACCCGCATCGTCGCCCTGGAAGAACACGTCCGGCACCTGCCTGACCAGACCGCTGTCACCGATCTGCTGGGCGACATGAAGGCGGTACGGGCCGAACTGTCGGGGGTCAAGGAAGCGCTGGGCCCTTTGGCCCGTTCGCTGGACCGGATCAATGATTACTTGCTGCGAGAAAAAATATGACCCAATACGCCGCGTTTCTGCGTGAAGACTATCGCCTGGTGATCCTGCGTTTGCTGGCCGAAACAACCGGCTACCGTGCCAACAGCTCGGTGCTGACCATGGCCCTGGACAGCTTCGGCCACACCCTCAGCCGCGACCAGGTTAAAACCGAGATGCACTGGCTGGCCGAACAAGGCGCGGTGACTGTTTCCGATGTCGGCCCGGTGCTTGTGGCCACGTTGACCGAGCGTGGCCAGGACATCGCTGCAGGACGCGCCCGCGTCCCTGGCATCAAGCGGCCGGGGGCATAACATGGCCGGTAAATCATCCATCAATCGGTTGCCGCCGATGGTCAAGGCGTACATCCAGAAGCTACTGCGCGAAGACCGCATGACCCTGGATGACATGCTGGCCGACATCCAGTCGCGCTTTCCCAACGAGAAAGCCCCCAGTCGCAGCGCATTGGGGCGCTTCAAGCAAGGCTTCGATCTGCTGACCGAGAAGACCCGTCAGCACCGTGAGCAGGCCGAGGCCTTTGTGGGTGCCTTCGGTGAAGACGCATCCGACAAGACCGGCGCCTTGCTGGTCGAGGCGATATCGACACTGGCTTATCAAGCCGCGATGGGCGCACACGAAAAAGATGATGTCACCACCAAGGAAGTGGCCGAGCTGGCGCGGGCAGCCAAGAACACGATGCAGGCGCGGACCCTGAGCATCAAAGAGCGCCAGGCTATCGAGAAAGCTGCTCAAGAGCGCTTGATACGAGAGCAACAAGGCAAGCTGGATGACTTGGGCAAGTCCGGCGCACTCACGCCTGACACCCTGCAGCGCATCCGCCAAGAGGTCTACGGGCTATGAGCAATCAACAGCCCGCGGTTCCGCTGCTCGACTATCAGAAGAAATGGCTGCTGGACCCTGCGCGGTTCAAGATCGGGATGTTTGCCCGTCAGACTGGCAAGACCTTCACCAGTACCCTGGAAATCGTCGACGACTGCTTTGCAGCGGAGTCGCGTGGTAGCCGTACCCGATGGGTGATCCTGTCCCGTGGTGAGCGTCAGGCCAAAGAGGCTATGGACGAAGGCGTCAAGAAGCATTGCCGCGCTTACAACATGGCCGTGCAAGAGATTGAAGGCGAGTTCAAAACTACGTCTGGTGAGCGCTTCACCATGTTGGACGTGATCCTGCCGGGCGGGTCGAAGATCACCGCATTGCCAGCCAACCCTGATACTGCCCGTGGCTTCAGCGCCAACGTGTTCCTGGACGAATTTGCCTTTCACCAGGACAGCCGGAAAATCTGGACCGCTTTGTTCCCGGTGATCTCCAACGGTTGGAAGTTGCGCATCACCAGCACCCCGAACGGCAAGGGCAACAAGTTCTATGAGCTGATGACGGATAAGAAACTCGCCCAGATCTGGTCGCGTCACTCTGTAGATATTTATGCCGCCGTTGCAGATGGCCTACCACGGGACATCGAGGAAATGCGCGCCGCCCTCAATGATGAGGACGCCTGGTCTCAGGAGTTTGAACTGAAGTGGCTGGACGAAGCCAGCGCCTGGCTCAGCTTTGATCTGATCAACGATGTTGAGAATGACCGGGCCGGTCGCCCGGAGCTGTACACCGGCGGCCCCTGTTTTGTTGGTGTCGATATCGGCATTCGCAATGACTTGTACGTGATCTGGGTGCTGGAGCAAGTCGGCGACGTGTACTGGACACGGGAAATCATCACCCGCAAACGCGCCTCTTTCCAGGAGCAGGACGCGCTGCTCGATGACGTGTTCGTTCGTTACCGTGTACTGCGTTGCTGCATGGACCAAACCGGCATGGGTGAAAAGCCTGTCGAAGATGCCAAGCGCAGACATGGCTCCATGCGGGTTGAAGGGGTGATCTTCAGCTCTGCCAGCAAACTGACCATGGCCACCCGTGGTAAGGAAGTGTTCCAGGACAAGCAGATCCGCATTCCCCTGGGCGATACCGATCTACGCAACGACCTGCACAAACTGCAGAAAGTTGCCGGTCCCACCGGGGCCCCACGATTTGTAGCCGAGTCCGATTCCACCGGCCACGCCGACCGTGCCTGGGCAGGTTTCTTGGCCTTGAACGCGAGCGATGGTCCCAATGGGCCGGTCGTCGTTAAATCCCGCCGCCCGCGTCAGGGCACCCGCATCACCCGAGGGTACGCATGAACAAGAAAGGTGTGTGGGTCAGTCCCACTGAATTCGTCAACTTTGCCGACGCCCCGCGCAGCGCCACGCTCGACCAACATATCGCAACCCGCGGTCGTTCCAGTGCAGGCGGCTTCAGCGGCGCCAATCTGCCCAATCCTGACCCAATTCTTAAAGCTCTGGGCAAGGACATCACGGTCTATCGAGACCTGCGTAGCGCGGCATTGGTCGGCGGTAACGTCCGGCGACGCAAAGCATCTGTGCTTTCACTGGAACGAGGTATCAAGCGTGGCGATGCCCCCCTCAAGGTCGAGCGGTTTATCCGCGATTGGCTCACCGATCTTGATCTTGATCGCATTATCCGCGAGTTGCTCGATGCGCCGCTGTTTGGTTATCAACCCGTTGAACTGATCTGGCAGCCGGTAGGCATGAAGCTGGTGCCAGAAGACTTGCTCGGGAAACCGGCCGAGTGGTTCTTCTATGACAAAGACAATGCATTGCGCTTTCGCTCCAAGGAAGCAGGCCAGGACGGCGAACTGTGCAACCCTCAGCGCTTTATCGTTGCCCGGCAGGACGCCACCTACGCCAACCCTTACGGCTTTCCTGATCTCAGCATGTGCTTTTGGCCGACCACCTTCATGAAAGGTGGCTTGAAGTTCTGGGTGCAGTTCACCGAAAAGTACGGCAGCCCTTGGGTCATTGGTAAACATCCACGCGGTGCCACTGACGGCGAAACCGACTTGTTGCTCGATAGCCTTGACGCCATGGTGCAAGACGCTGTGGCGGCCATCCCGGACGACTCAAGCGTGCAAATCATCGAGGCCGCTGGCAAAGCCGGCAGCGCCGAGGTCTATCGCGAGTTACTGGAGTACTGCCGGAGCGAGATCAACGTCGCCATGCTCGGGCAGAATCAGACCACCGAGAAGGACAGCACCCGCGCTAGCGCGACAGCGGGCGCCGAGGTGACCAAGGACATTCGCGACGGCGATGCCGGTATTGTTGCTGCGTCATTGAACGCATGTATTCGCCTGGTCGTAGATCTCAATTTCGGCACTGATGTTGTGGCCCCCCTGTACGAGTTGTGGGAACAGGAGGAAATCGACAAGACCCTGGCCCAGCGCGACAAGGCGCTGACTGAATCCGGCGTGAAGTTCACCAGCGCATACTGGAAGCGCACCTACAACCTGCAGGACGGTGACCTGGACGAGACCCCGGTGCCGGCTGAATCGTCGGAGTTTGCCGAGTCGCCCCTGAAGCCCATTCTCGACCAGGTAGCGCTTGACCAGGCCATCAACAGCCTTCCCGCCGAGCTGCTGCAGGAACAGAGCGAACAGGCCGTTGCCTCTCTGATCGAGACGCTGTTGCGTGCTCGCACCGACACCGAGGCGCTCGGCCTGCTGGCCGAAGCCTACCCGACGATGGATGACCAGGCGCTGCAGGAGAACCTCACACGCCTGTTGTTCATGGCCAACATCTGGGGTCGCTTGAATGCCAGTGCGGATCTGGAGGACTGATGGCGACCACCACGAAGACCCCGAACCCGGCCGACCTCAAGGCCATCTTCGGCATGGAGCCAAAAAACGCTGTGGCTTACCTGAAGGCCAAGGGCTATGCGATCACCTGGAACTGGCAGGAAATGCTCGACCAGGCGCACGACCAATCCTTCACCGTGGCCAAGGCCATGCGCCTCGATCTGCTGTCGGACATTCGTGGCGCATTGGAAACAGCGCTGCAGGAAGGCCAGACCCTCAAGCAGTTCATTGCGGATCTGCAGCCCGTCCTGGAGTCGCAGGGCTGGTGGGGCCAGCAAGTCATTGTCGACAGTGAAGGCGTCGGCGAGCTGGTCCAGTTGGGCAGCCCGCGCCGTCTCAAGACGATCTATCAGACCAACTTGCAGTCTGCCTACATGGCCGGCCGCAAGGCCGAGATGGAGCAGACCACCGAGACCCATCCGTATTGGATGTACGTGGCGATCCTGGACGGCAAGACCCGGCCGAGTCACCGAGCGTTGCACGGCCAGGTGTTCCGCCACGATGACCCGATCTGGTCTGCGATCTTCCCGCCCAATGGGTTCAACTGCCGTTGCCGTGTTGTCGCCCTGACCGAGGCTGCCGTGAAGCGCCGAGGCCTGAAGGTCGTGTCGAGCGAAGGACGTATGTTCACCGAGACCGTGGAAACCGGCACCGACAAACGTACCGGCGAGATCCGCACCGCGCCCGTCACCGGTATTCGCACAACAGACGCCGCTGGCAAGGCCATCACGTTCCGCACCGATCCTGGATTCAACCACGCACCAGGTGCAGGCCTGGCTGACATGCTTAAGCGTAAACAGGCAGCTGCCTAGGAGGTTTGAAATGTTCACCGTCGAACTGGATCACCAGCGCCTGCAGACCGCCCTGCGCAAAATCGAGTGGGCCGTAGGTGACCTTGCGCCGCTGATGCGCGGCATCGCTGCCGAGCTAGCCAGCCAGACCGAGGAAAACTTCGGCGAGGAAGGCAGACCCGAGTGGGAGGATCTGTCAGATGTCACCACGGCACGCCGGGAGAAAAACGGTAACTGGCCTGGGCAGATGCTGCAGGTCAGTTCTGCAGGTCTGGCCGCCTCGATCACGACGCAGGCCACCGACAGCTCAGCGCTGGTCGGCAGCAACAAACCCTACGCCGCGATGATGCAGTTCGGTGGCACCAAGTCCGACTTCCCTCACCTGTGGGGCGATATTCCAGGTCGCCCCTACTTGCCAATGGACGCCGAAGGCGAGCTGCAGCCCGAAGCAGAAGAGGCCATCCTGGATCTGGCCATGAATCACCTGGAAAAAGCCGCTCGCCTGTAAGCCCCTCAGAGGCCCCACAGCATGCATACGGCTCCGGTTCATCGAACCACATAGGCGAATCACGCTGTAAACGCTTTATAAAGCCCTGCTGCCTCATTCCTATCCCACTGCGCGGGTGCCAATGGCACCCTGGCCGCATCAACACCGCCGCGACACTCTTTAAACTCGATTAAAAGTCTTCTGCCGATCATTGGCCCAGGCTGTGCGCATCACCTCTAGGTAGCGCACAACTATGAAACCACTGCATATCTTCAAACCCGGAACGCACACCGCGATGAGTGGTGTCAGCTTCGACTTCAGCGAGTCCGACCTGGCTGCTACGGTTCGGGCGTATGACCCAACCCTGCACGAAGCACCGATGGTCATTGGCCACCCCAAGCACGACGCCCCGGCCGCAGGCTGGATCAAGTCACTGGCGACCACTACCCAAGGTCTGATCGCCGAGCCGCAGCAAGTTGATGCTGCGTTCGCCGAACAGGTCGCCAAGGGCAGCTACAAGAAGATCTCCGCCTCGTTCTATCACCCGAATGCCGCCAACAACCCCGTCCCCGGCGTGTATTACCTACGTCATGTGGGCTTCCTCGGTGCTCAACCACCGGCCGTGAAAGGGCTGCGGCCTATAGAGCTGGCTGATGGCGAGGAAGGTGTTGTCGAGTTCAGCGACTACGGCCACGAAGTCAGCTCCGACATGTGGCGCCGTTTCCGCGAGTGGCTTATCGGCAAGTTCGATAAAGAAACCGCTGACCAGGTCGCGCCATCGTGGGCCATCGACAGCCTCTCCGAAATCGCCCGACAACCCGAGTCGGGCCAACAAACCGCTTTCTCTGAACCCAACCGATCGACTGAGGTATCCAGCATGTCCGACCAAGACAACACCGCTCTGGCAGCGGAGAACAAACGCCTGAAGGCCGACATCGCCAAACGCGACAAGGCTGCTCGTATCGCTGCACAGGACGCTATCCACACATCGAACGTCGAGTACGCCGAGAAGCTGGTGGCGGCTGGTATGAAGCCAGTGCACGCCCCAGCAGTAATTGCAGCACTGGACTACGCCGAGTCGAGCGAAACGGCGTTGGAGTTCGGCGAAGACGACGCCCGCGAACCGTTGAGCGATGGCCTGAAGGCGATCTTCAGCGACCTTGCCGGCGGCGTCAGCTTCTCCGAGGTCGCCACCAAACAGCGGGCCGGCAAAACCGTCCCAGAAACCACCAACCCACTGCTGGCCGACGCCGAAGCCCGCAATAAACGATAGGAGGCCCCATGGCCACGTTTAACCAACCGAAAGATCCGGGCGACTTGTTGCTGGTTGAAGTCTGCCCCGGCTGGACGAAGGACAAGGTCACGCTGCTGGGCGGAGTGCATTACGCGTTCGGCCAGGTGCTGGCGAAAGTTTCCGGCAAGTACCAGGTGGTCGACCTCGCCGGAACCGGAGCGGCCAAAAAATCGGCGGCGGTTTTGATTGAAGCCGTGGACGCAACAGCCAGTGACCAGCCGGGCGTGGTAGTCGCTCGCGGCGCCGTTCTCGATCTTGCCGAACTGGCTTGGCCGGAAGGCATTACCGAAGCGCAGAAGGCCACCGCCCTCGACGAACTCACCGCCCTGGGCATCGTCGCCCGTGCGGCCCTCTGATCTGGAGTACTCCATGAATCTGCAAGACATGTTCAGCGTTGCCAACCTCACCGCCGCTGTGAACAAGCTCCCAGCAGTTCCGGGCAAAGTCGGTGCTATGGGGTTGTTTGATGAAAAAGGCGTCAACAGCACCAGCGTAGTGATCGATGAGCGAGAGGGTCGTCTGATCCTCGTCCCCAACACGTCACGCAACGACGACCCCTCGCCGATCAAGGGCGGCGGCCGTAAGCGTCGCACCTTCGAAACATTGCACTTGCCGCTTAATCGGCCAATCCTGCCAAGCCAATTGCAGGGCGTTGCCGCATTTGGCGGAGAGAGCGCGGCCGCGCCGGTTGCCACGGTGATTAACGACAACCTGCAGGAGCTGAAAAACAGCATTGAGGCCACCCGTGAGTTCCAGCGTGTTGGCGCGTTGCGAGGCAAGTTGCTCGATGCGAACGGCGATGTGCTGTTCGACCTGTTCAAAGAGTTCGAGGTATCACAGAAGAAGATCCCGGTTGCTCTGAGCAACAAGGATACCGATGTGCGCAAGCTCTGCATGGTTGCCAAACGTCACGCCGAATCCAAATTGGGCGGTGTGATGGTCACGGGTTTCCGTTCGCTGTGCGGGCCGGATTGGTTTGACGCGTTTACTGACCATGAAAAGGTCAAAGCCGCATTCGCTAACTACCAGGAGGCGCAGGATCGCCTCGGCGGCGATGTGCGCTCGGGCTTCACTTTCGGCGGCATCGAGTTCATCGAGTACGACGTCACCGTCAGCGGGCAGCGTTTTATCCCGGCCGATATTGCCCAGGTGTTCCCGGTAGCCCGTGGCGTGTTCCGCATGTTCAACGCCCCGGCGAACTACAACGAAACCGTCAACACCATCGGCCAGCCGTTCTACAGCAAGGCCGAAGAACGGAAGATGGGCAAAGGCTGGGATCTGGAAGCCCAGGCGAACCCGTTGGCCATGTGCCTGTTCCCTGAAGCCCTGGTCGAGCTGAAGGCGGGCTAACTATGCGCTACTGCACCCGCGCCGATATCGGCAACGCGATCCCGGAGATGACGCTGATTCAGCTCTCCAACGATGACCCGGCCGCCATGTCGCCCAACGAGAACGTGATCGAGGACGGCGTGCGGCAGGCGGAAGAGCTGGTGGATGGCTACCTTCGGGGCCGTTACAACCTGCCGCTCGATCCGGTGCCAACCGTGCTGCGGGACGCAGTGGTGTACCTGGCGCGGCATTGGTTGTACCAACGCCGCCCCGAGGGCGCACTGCCCGATGCGGTGAAGGACAGCCGCAAAGACACCATCAAGCTCCTGGAAAGCATCCGTGACGGCGTTGTCACCCTGGGCATGCCCACGGGCCACGCCGCGCCGGAGCCGGGTGAGATCCGTGTCCGTGCACGTCGCCAGCAGTTCGGCGGCGATCTCTGGGAGGGTTACAGATGACCCAACCCAAAACCCAAACCGAGCAGCTGCTGGAAGCAATGCAGAAACGCCTGCAGGAGACCTTCGGCCAGATGCTGATGGTCGAGCTGTTTCCTGAAGACCCTGCACGTTACCGTCTCAACCACCCACGGGGTTCGATCTTGCTGGCCTACGGCAAATCGACCTTCGGCGGGACCGAGGCCGGTGACTCGATGTTTCAGGCTCGCAACATCGTCATCAGGTTGACCCTGGTGTTTCGTCAGCTCCACGGCAAAGACGGAGCGGTCAGCTACCTCGATCGTATTCGCGATTGCCTGACCGGCTGGTTTGCACCGCATTGCGACCAGGCCTGCCGTCCAGTTGCAGAACTGTTCATTGGCCAGGTGTCGGGCCTCTGGCAATACGGCCAGGACTTCGCCCTGCGTGCCACTCAACTGCAGGTTATGGGGCCCGAAGATGGGCCACCGCTCAAACAAGTTCGTTTCGAGGAAGACCAATGAAACTTACCCGCTACATCTATAACGGTCCGCAGAGCGGCGTCACTCTGCGGGTAGGCGAAGCCCGCGAACTGCTGGACGTGCAGCTGCTGCCGGGCAAACCCGTCGATCTGCCGGCCGACCACGAGTACACCCTGGTGCTGTTGGAACTCAAGCACCTGGTGCTTGCACCACCTGAGGTGAAGCCTGCCAGCAAGACTGCAGCCGCGCCTCAGAAACCTGGACAGGAGTGAAGCCCAATGGCTGCCAACTATTTGCACGGTATTGAAACCATCGAGGTCGAACGCGGCCCGCGAGCTATTCGCGTGGTCAAGTCGGCGGTAATCGCCCTGGTCGGCACTGCGCCCATCGGGCCGGTCAACGAGCTGACCCAATCGCTGAACGAAGTAGATGCGGCTCAGTTCGGCACGCACCTCACCGGCTTCAGCATTCCTGAAGCCTTGGAAGGTATCTATGCCTATGGCGCCGGGACGGTGCTGGTGGTCAACGTCCTCGATCCAGCGATTCACCGCACCAGCCTCGTGGGCCAGGAAAAGCAATTCGGTGATAACGAGCTGCTACAGCTGGAGCATGGTGCGCTGCAGTTGCTGGCGATCAAGTCGGCGGATGGCAACACCACCTACGAGCTGGGTACTGACTACACGGTGAACATGCTGACCGGTCGAGTGACTCGCCTGCCGGCCGGGACCATTCCCGCCAACGCCCAGGTGAAGGCCGATTACACCTACGCAGACCCGAGCAAAGTCACCCCGGCCGATATCATTGGAGGGGTCACCATTGCCGGCCGGCGCACTGGACTCAAGGCTTTCCAGGACAGCTACAACTTGCTCGGGTACTTCCCGAAAATCTTCATTGCGCCGGGCTTCAGCACCCTGAACTCGGTCAGTGTCGAGTTGATCGCCTCAGCTGTGCAGGTGAAGGCGTTTGCCTATATCGATGCGCCTATCGGGACCACGGTACAGCAAGCTATTGCCGGGCGCGGTCCGGCCGGCGCAATCAACTTCAACACCAGCAGCGACCGTGCACGCCTGTGCTATCCGCATGTGAAGGTGTACGACGCGCCAACCGATGGCTCACGCTTGCAGCCATTGTCGATCCGCGCAGCAGGCCTGCGGGCTAAGATCGATAACGACAAGGGGTACTGGTGGAGCAGTTCCAACCAGGAACTGGTTGGCGTGATTGGCCTGGAGCGACCCCTGACGGCTCGGGTGGATGACCCGAACAGTGAGGTCAATCTGCTCAACGAAAACGGCATCACCACCGTCTTCAACTCCTTCGGCACCGGTTTGCGCTTGTGGGGTAACCGTTCCGCCGCCTGGCCTACCGTGACCCACACGCGCAACTTTGAAAACGTGCGGCGCACCAAGGACGTGGTGGACGAGTCGATCCGCTACAGCTCGCTGCAGTTTGTCGACATGCCGGTCACCGACTCACTGCTCACCAGCGTGACCGAAAGCGTCAACCTGTTTATCCGCAAGCTGATCAAGGACGAGGCGTTGCTCGGTGGCGAATGCTGGTATGACCCTGCACGCAATCCACAAACAGAGCTGGAGCTGGGGCATGTCCTGTTCAGCTACAAGCTCGGGGTTCCCGTGCCATTCGAGCGCGGCACCTTTGAAACTGAAATCACCGGGGAATACCTGGTCAATCTGGGAGCCGCATAAATGGCCGGTTTTAGCGCACACCGTATTTCCAACGCCGCCATCTACCTCGACGGCGCCAGCTTCTTTGGCAAATGTGAAGAGATCGACCTGGGCTCGATCAAGACCGTGACGAGCGACTTCCAGGGGCTGGGCATGGTTGGCCTGATCGAACTGCCGGATGGCATTGATAAGCTGGAAGGCAAGATCACCTGGAACAGCCTGTACTTTGAAGCAGCGAAGAAGCTGGTCACTCCCTTCAAGAGCATCCAGCTGCAGTGCCGCTCCAACGTCCAGGTGTTCAACAACGCTGGCCTGGTCGACGAGATCCCGCTGGTCACGATGATGACCATCACCGGCAAGGAGTACCAGCTGGGCAGTCATAAACCGCGCGACCCGACCAAGTATGAAACTCCGTTTTCGGCCACCTACGTGCGCCAGGTACTCAACGGTGATGAAGTAGTGTTGCTGGACTACCTGTCCAACATCTTCCGGGTCGGTGGTGAAGATCAGTTGTCCAAGTACCGAAAAAATATTGGGCAGGCTTGATTTAGCTAGAGTCCAGCCCCGCCACTGAGCGGGGCCTTTATTTAGGGCTTTCGAAGAAATGGGCGAAACATACTAAACATCCTCTCCTCATCGTCTGCGTAGTGAGTCTGGCATCCGCAGCCGACAGCGCATTCCCGTTTAGTGATAGGCACGACTCTAGAGGCTCCCAGGTGCATAGCATGCTTTAGCGCGCCCAACGCATAGCTAAATGGGTCAACACCTTGATCTCCCACTGCTGGTGCAGAGTCGACAATAATTCTTCTTAGTGCACTCTTCAGTGGAACGTGTCCATTGGAGTGCCGGAAGACGATCATCTGATCGAAGCTGTTTACTTCGAAATCAGCTTCGAACTCTTCAAATCTTTGCATCCATCTATTTTTAACCGGCTTGGTTGCCCATTTGGTGGGATTGAATTTGGTTACGCTGAAGAGTCCAGAAGTAAGTTCATGGATCAGCTTTTCTGTGTCCAACACGAACATTACTGGTCCGTATCGATTGGCGTCAGACGCACGAGCATGAATATCAACAGAGTCTAAAAAAATGTCGTTCCATATGTGATAGCGCTTATCAATTAGGTCCGATTTCTGTGGCGTCTGCCTGAGCTTCAGCGCCTCAATACTCCCTCTTGAGAGTAAGGCACCGTGTCGCAAGAACTCACATGAGGTCAACACGCTATTCGCGTGGTAGATCTCCTCTACACCTTTCTCAAGCAATGCCTGAAGTCCTTTCTTTATAGTCGCGACCATATCCCTACCTTCTATTGTCTTGAGTTGGCCTGTCATTCATACAGCTCTTTAAACTCGATTAAAAGTCATCGCCACGGCCAGGTGCGATGCTCAGGGCTCACTTAAAGCAGTCGATTAAACCGACAACCTGGAGCAACAAAGATGGCCGAAGTACTTAGTTTCACCCTCAAGTTTCCTTTCAAAAGCGCCGCCGGCGACATGATCTCGAAGTTGCCCATCAAACGCCTGAAGCGCAAAGACATCAGTGCTGCCCAGGCAGCCACCAAAAACGAGGCTGAGCTGGAAGACATGCTCGTCGCCAAACTGCTGGGTATCACTCATGAGGACCTCAGCGAGTTCGACATCGCCGACTCCAAGTTAGCCACCGAGGTGTTGCGGGAAATGGCTAACGGAGGAGACCTGTCTGCAGTCCTGGGACGAAGCGCTGTTGCTGGTGCTAAGGATGCAGCCGTCTGAGATCGACGAGCTGGACATTGAGCGGTATTGGTTTTGGGTCGATGTGTGTCGACGTGAAATTGACCGCCGCAACGAAATTGCTGAGCAGATGAAGCGCTGATCGGCAGTCCCTCCAGACCTCAGTCCTATCGTGCGCCTACGTCTCGGGCGCACACCCTCAATCTGCCGGGTACTCTATGGCCAATGAAGTCTTAGTCGGATTACGAATAGGGGCCGCTGTGTCGGGCTCCTTGAGTGCCGCATTCGGTTCTGCCAAGTCAACAGTGCAGCAGCTCGGACGTGCGACCGATGGCCTGACGGCCAAGCAAAAGCTCATAGGGACCGAGCTGGCCGCGTCCCTGGCGCGTGGCGGCACTGGCATCGAGCGCATGCGTAGACAGTACGACCAGGTTGGCAGAACCATTGATCAACTCAAGATCAAGCAGGACCGCCTCAATACCAGCATCGCCCGTGGCGAAACCCTCAAGAACAAGCGTGGCGAACTGCGTGGCCAAGCCATGGAAACAATCGGCACTGGTGCTGTACTTGGTGCACCGGTTATTCAGTCGATGCGTACCGCCATCGACTTCAAGGACCGAACCAACGACATCGCCATTACCGGTGGTTTTGATACAGCAAAAGAGAAGCGTCTGGGCGATGTCCTTAGGGGCTCCGCTCTGAAGTGGAACCAAACTCAGATGGAAGTGGCGGCAGGCGCCCAAGTACTGATCGCTGGGGGGATTTCCAACGTTAAAGAGCTGGAAGCCTATGCACCTCTAATGTCTAAGTTCGCTACTGCAACACGAGCCAGCATGGATGACCTCGGCTCTGTCGCAATTGCGCTCAACGACAACTTGGGGATTGGAGCATCAGGATTTGAGCGCTCAATGAACATGCTCGCTTCCGCAGGGAAGAGCGGTCAATTCGAACTTGCTGACATGGCCAAGTGGCTCCCTCAGCTGACTCCTCAGTTTGCCGCTTTGGGGATCACTGGCGAGCGAGCCGTAGCAGAGATTGGTGCTTCCCTTCAGATTGCCCGACGCGGCGCGGGTAGCAACGACGAGGCAGCCAACAACTTCAAAAACTTTCTCTCAAAGTTAACTGCGAAGGACACGCTCAAGTCCTTTGAGGGAGCCGGGATCAACTTAACAAGCGCGATGAATAACCTGGTCGGGAAGGGTCTCACTCCAGTTCAGGCAATGCTTGAAGTAATTACTCAGTATGTTGGGAGCAAAGGTCCGAAAGCCACTGGTGAGTTTCAAAAAGTGATGGCTATCAAGGACGATGCCGAGCGAGAAATAGCCCTGAAACGCTTGAACGAAGCCTACAAGCTGGGCGAGCTATTTGCCGACATGCAGGTGCTTTCTTTTGTTCGACCCGCTATGGCAAACCGCAAAGACCTAAATGGAATTCAAAAAACCAGTATCGATGATGCCGACAAGGGAGTTGGTGATGCTGATTGGAAAAAGCGCATGGAGAGTCCGAAGGAACAGTTGAAAGCGCTGACGATTAATCTATCGGAGATCGGAATAACTGTCGGTAGCATTCTATTGCCTGCACTCGTCGACGTGACCCGGGCGGTCAGGCCAGTGATGGAGTCATTTGCTACCTGGGCGGGTGAGAACCCCGGACTCGTCAAGGGCGTCATCGGCCTGGTCGGTGGTCTCCTGCTCAGTAAACTGGCCTTCATCGGTGTTGCCTATGGGGCCAACCTGGTGCTGTCGCCTTTCGTGGCTATCTCCACGACTATCAAAACCCTCTCTGCGAAGTGGACCTTGCTGCGGGCCATGTGGCAAATGGGCAAGTTCACACCGTTGATTACCGGCCTATCGCGTGTTGGTCGTGGGTTGGTGACTGTTGTCAGATTCAGCGGGCTCTTCTTGCGCGGCTTGACTATGGCCCTAGGCGCGCCACTGTTAATGGCGGCACGTGGGGCGTTGGCCCTGGGCAAGGTCTTGGGCAGTACATTGTTATTTGGTCTGAAGTTAGTTGGCCGGACTGTGCTATGGCTTGGCCGAGCCTTGTTGATGAACCCCATCGGCTTGCTCATTACAGGCATCGCCCTGTCGGCCTACCTGATCTACCGCTACTGGACACCGATCAAGAAGTTCTTCGTCGGCCTTTGGGAAGAGATCAAGACAGGCTTCAACGGTGGCCTGAAGGGTATCTTGGGGCTGATCCTCAACTTCTCGCCGCTCGGCCTTTTTTACAAGGCCTTCTCCGGGGTGATGAGCTACTTCGGTGTTGAGCTACCCGGCAAGTTCAGCGAGTTCGGTGGCATGATTGTCACGGGCCTGATCAACGGCATCAGCAACATGGCCACGTCGCTGAAAGACAGCGTGGTCGGTGTCGGCTCATCGGTAAAAGGCTGGTTCACCGAGACGCTGGGTATCCAGTCGCCGAGCCGCGTGTTCATGGGCTACGGGGCCAACATCAGCGAAGGTGCCGCCATCGGCATCAGTGCACAGGCCGGCCTAGTGCGTAAGGCCGCGCTTGGCATGGCGGCGCAATCAGGTGTCGACCTCGCACCGCCGAACCCGGTCGACGTCTCGAGGGCGAGCATGATGGGCAATGGCGGCACGGCTCCTGGTGCTGCTCCAGCTGCAGGCGGGCAGCCTGTCTTCAACTTCTCCCCGCAGATCACCGTGCCAGGTGGCCCTGGTGTGCGGGATCAGGTCAGCCAGGCGCTGCAGGCGAGCTACCCCGAGTTTCTACGGATGATGGAGCGCTACATGCACGACAAGCGCCGCCTGAGCTACGGCTCGGGCGACGGAGGGGCGGCCTGATGTTTGCCATCCTGGGCGAGATCGAATTCACCGTTGCTGGTGGTATCAGCGGCATGGAGCAAAGCGGCTCGGCCGATTGGGCCGAGCATGCCCGTATCCAGGGCAAGCCCTTGTTGGAGTGGATCGGCGAAGGGCTGGACGAATGCAATCTGACCATCGAGCTGCACCCTGTCCTGGGCGACCCCGAGGCGCGCTTGCGGGCATTGCGCCAGGCCAAGGCCAAGCATGAGCCCCTGGCGTTCGTGATGGGCTCCGGCGAGTACCTGGGCGCATATGTCATCACCAACATCGGCAACACCGTCCGGCGTGCAACGGCGACGGGGCAGATCCAGTCTGCGGTAGTCCAGTTGAACCTGAAGGAATACACCGGGACTTTCACGCGCAAGGTGACTCGCTCCGGGCTGCTCGATACGGCGTTGAATGGTACGTCAGCTGCTGCTGCAGGATCTCCCGGACTCATATCTCGACTGATGCCCGCACCCAGCACAGTGCAAGCGGTAATCGGTCATGCCAAGACAGCCGGCAACATGCTGAAGGCTGGCCAGAACCTGTATGAGACGGTCAAGAGCGGTAACGCCTCGATGATACTTGGCCAGGTGCCCCAGCTGCTGGGTGTCACTGCCAGGGCCATCGAGCCGTTACAGGGGCTGACTGCAGCCGCGGGGCTGCTCGATGACGGCGCCGACCTGTCGCGCCTGGGCGAAAACGTCCTGAGCAGCGTGACAGGTGCGCGATCAGCACTCGATCCGGTCGACCTGGGCAACATCGTGGACCGGTTCACCGCGTCCCGTCAGTCGCTTGACCAGGCTCTAGCCACCATGGACGGCGCCAGCACCCGATTGGCGGGCCTGGCGGCCCAAGTCTTGACGAGGAAAGCCTGATGTTTCTGACCCATGTCACGACCGAGGGTGAACGCTGGGACCAGTTGGCTTGGCGGTACTACGGCGATGCTCATCGGTATTTGCCGATCGTTCAGGCCAACATGCATGTGCCGATCACTGGAGCGTTGCCGGCCGGGTTGACCCTGGCCATCCCGGTCCTTGAACCCGTGGCCACAACCGAGGATCTGCCCCCATGGATGCGATGATTCCCGAGCAGGTGCCCGAGGCGCGCTTTGTCCTGACCTACCAGCAGCGCAACATCACCCGCAACATCAGCGAACACCTCTTGTCACTGACCTACATGGACTTCTTGTCTGGCCAGGCCGACAGCCTGGATGTCGAGCTGGAGGACGCCGACGGCAAATGGCGCGATGCCTGGTATCCAGGGCACGGCGATAGCCTGGCGCTGTCGATTGGCTGGGAAGGGAAGCCACTGCGCGAGGTCGGCCGGTTTGAGATCGATGGAATCGAGCTGCGTTGTCCTGCGTCGTCGGTCACGATCCGCGCCCTGGGCACGGGCATCAACAGCCCGTTGCGCACTCCCGAACACAAGGCCTACGAAAACACGACCCTGGACGCGGTAGCCAAGCAGATCGCCGCCCGCCAAGGGTTGGAGCTGACTGGCAGTATCGAACCGATCAAGCTCGACCGGCTGACACAGCAGGAGTCTGACCTGGAGTTCCTGCGTAACCTGGCGGGCGAGTACGACTATGCGTTCAAGGTGACCGGCAAACGCATGGTGTTCCATGCCATCAGCGAGCTGGTCAAGGGCGTGCCGGTCGCGTCCCTGGTGCTGGGAGACTTGGCCAATGTCACTCTGCGTGACCAGATCCGCGAGGTGCCGAAGGCCGTTGAGGTCAAGCACAAGGAGCCGGCGACCAAAAAGTTAATCTCGTACACCCTCAACAATAAGGGTGAAACAGTCGCGGTGCCGAGCAGCTCCAGCAAGGCCACGACCAGCGGCGACACCAAGAAGAAACGCAAGCGCAGCGCCTCGGCCGAAGAGGCCAAAGCAAAAGCCAAGGCCGAGCTGGCCAAGGCCAACCGCGACCGGACAACGGGCGCCTGGACCGCCATGGGCCGGCCCAACCTGCTCAGCGGCAACATCGTGACGCTGGCAGCGGCTGGCAAGCTCGGTGGCAACTACCTGATCACTTCAGCGCGGCATGAAATGACCCGCAGTGGCGGCTACATCGTCGACCTTGAGTCTTGCCGTGTCTCGGCGCCCTCGATCTCGATGACCCAGGACAGCACCAAGCCCGACCTGGCTCTGTCGACCTACGGCATTCAACAAGAGGTGGTCGCCTGATGGGTGTTCAACTGGAGTACGGCGAGGTCAGCGCTGTGGACTACATGACCTGTCGCATCCGGGTACGCTTGGATGACCGTGACGGCGTTGAGAGCTATTGGCTCAACGTGCTGCAACGTAACACCCAGGGCACCCAGCGCCGGCCGTTGATGCCGGAGCTGAATGAGCAGGTTGCGGTGCTGCTGGACTCTGATGGCGTGGGTGGCGTGTACCTGGGCGGGGTCTATTCGACAGCCGAGCCGCCGCCTGTGGTCGACCAGGACACAGACTATGTGCGGTTCAGTGACGGGACGGTCTCCACCTACGACCGAGTGGCCGGGGTGATGACGTTGGATTGTGTGGGGGCGTTGCTGGTGAAGTGCGGCCGGAACATCACAGTCGAAGCCGGTGAGCCGGTGGTGGTGAAGGCACCCTCGGCGACTCTGGACATCCCGCAGGTCACCCTGAATGGCAACCTGCAGGTGAATGGCGACGTTGGTGTGAATGGCAACGTCAATGCGACAGGGGCTGTCCTGGATATAGGTGGAAACTCGAACCACCATAGCCATTAGTCGGGGGAGTCATTGGCTTATTATCGGGCCGAGCCTACTCCCATCCAGCAGGAGAAGATCCCTATCCAAGTGGATCTGCATCCTCTGCAGGGAAGGATCCTCCGAAACAACGTCTTCGATGAGTAGAGACGCATCACAGTATTCAGCAGCCTGAAGGCCTGATACAAAAACTGGAAAACCTATAGGCAATACGGCTCCGCTTGGATGGACAACACCGACAGTACCCATGACTTGAAGTTCGCCAAACTCCTCCATGGGTAATCCTTTCATTATGCTTGATTGCTCAGAGGTAATAGTACAGTGCCCCTTTGCGTTCTCACTGAACTCAAAGCTGGTTTGGTGCATCAGTAGCATCACGCAGAGAACGATGGCAGGTTGCCGTGAAATGACGGCATTTTCATCAAATGCAAGCTTGTTACTTTTCAAAACCCCCAGCAGGTCTTGCATCAGCGTTTCGGCCGTAAAGGCCGGCACGCTGCCGATAAAACCCAATAGATGGCGGATTGACGCGAAGCTTTCAGCCCCCCCTACCTTATGGGGTTGAAGCTCTGTCGTTTTAGCCTTTTTGTCATCCCTGAAATAGTTGTCAATCCGGGACTTGAGCCTTTCGGGCGTTACTTTAAATTCGCTCCGAAGTTGTTCCGGATCGCATTTGTCTACCTGATACTTCATCAGCTTCTTGATGTACAACGGGATGGGATGGGAAACATCTAGCGCTTTATCTTGATAAGGGTAGTCAACAAAGTATTGGAGGCTGAGGTAAAAGGCCTCAAGAGACGCATTAGTCATGCCTTTATATCGACTGTCATTGTGCGCAACAAAGTCAGCAATCTCTCTGAATACCCGATGCTCTCCAGAATAAGCTCTGAGACGCATGAAGAGATTGTCGATATCGTTCTCGTCAAAACGCCCATCCTGAATTTTATCAATGACTTTCTGAGCTTTCGCTTTTTCAGCGGCCTTCATGATTGTCTCTGTCCTGTTGACGATGCGGTTATGCCTAGGAGAGTAGCTGAAGGTCTCTTTAAACTCGATTAAAAGCCACTGCGGTCCAGTTTTCGCACTATAGGCGCATGACGACGCCCACTCCCTATACCAGCATCACCACCGCCCACTGGCAGCCCGCCCTCGGAACATCCGGGGAGGTTGTCGAGGGCCTGCGCGATATCGACCAGTCCATTCGCATCATCCTCACCACGCCCAAAGGCGCCGACGCTCATCGGCCGGACTTCGGCAGTGACCTACATCTATATGTCGACTGGCCTGTCAACCGAGTGACCCCGCACCTCGTGCGGGAAGCGGTCGATGCTCTTCGACGTTGGGAAGCCCGTATTTCGGTCGTCCAGGTGCAGGTGCTGATTGAAGAGTCGCAGATCAGGGTGCGGGTGCAGTGGCGTGTTGCGGATGGTGTCACCCAGCTGACCGAGGTGCCCTATGCGCGAGCTGCCTAAGCCGGTATTTGTCGAGATCGATCCGGCAGCCACCGAAGCCGCCCTGATTGCCCGCTATGAGGCCAAGTCGGGAAAAACCCTGTATCCCGCCCAGGTCGAGCGGCTCTTTATCGACCTGATTGCCTATACCAAGACGCTTTCGGACATGGCCATCCAAAATGCCGGTGAGCAGTCCCTGGTGCGTTTCGCTGCTGCCCCCATCCTGGATTACCTGGGCGAACTGGTTGCAACTCCCAGGCTCTTGGCTGCCCCAGCTCGTTGCCCGATACGCTTCAGCATGCCAATCGCAGTGCAGCAGCCTTTGCTGATTCCTGCCGGCACGCGGGTCAGCACCCAAGACGCCAAAATCACCTTTCTGACGGACCAGGATGCAACCATTCCGGCAGGCCAAGCCCAGGTAAGCACCGTTGCAACCTGTCTTGCGGCCGGGGTGATTGGCAACGGCTGGGCCGTTGGCCAGATCAGCAGCATCGGTAACTCGCCTGCAGCGGGTCTGACGGCGACCAATACCAGCGTCACCGCCGATGGTGCCGAGGACGAAGATAACGACCGCTACCGCGAGCGGATCATTCTGGCCCCTGAAGCCTTCAGCAATGCCGGCAGTCGTGGTGCCTACCGCTACCATGCCTTGGCGGTGCATCAGTCGATCATCGATGTCGCTGTGCATGGGCCGGATGAGGGTCAACTAGATGGCCATGTAGCTCTGTTCCCGCTTACCAACACCGGCTTACCTACTGACGATCTGCTGCAGCAGATCAAGAGCCAGGTCTCTGGTGAAAAGGTGCGCCCGCTATGCGATACCGTGCATGCCCTTGCGCCCACCGAAGTGATCTACCAGATCAAGGCACGCCTGACCTTTTATGCAACAGCAGATCGAGCCGAGGCGATGAAGGCGGCCAGGGCTGCCGCCGAAGCGTATGCAGTTGAACGTCGTGCGGGGCTCGGCCGCGATCTTGTCCAGGAGCAGATAACGGCGCTGCTGCAGGTGAATGGCGTTTATCGCGCTGAGCTGGAGTTACCCAGTGCCTGGCGCGAGCTGCTGAGTAATGAATGGGCGAACTGCACATCGATCCTGCTGGAGGATGCGGGGGTGGCGTATGGCTGAGCAACAGCTACCGCCAGCCCTGGCCGGTGATGAACGTTTCGCGTTGCTCTGCGAGCTGCTCAACGAGACGTTTGAAAGCTTGGATATCAACGCGATGTTGGTTTACCTGGTCGACCTGGTGAAGCCGAAGCTGCTGCCTGTTTTGGCCGATCAGTTCTCCCTCATCGACGAGGCCGCCTGGTTGCTGGCCGAGTCTGATGACGCCAAGCGCAACCTGATCAAGAGTTCGGCCGAGTTACATCGATACAAGGGAACGCCCTGGGCCATCCGCGAAGTTATCCGCTTGCTGGGCTTCGGCGATGTGACTATCCAGGAGGGGCTGAACAACCAGATTCGCAACGGAGCGATCACCAGGGACGGGAACCACGTTCACGGCAATCCCTCCGCCTGGCCCCTTTATCGGGTCTTTCTCAACCGCGCCATTACCAACGACCAGGCTGCGCTTGTGCGCCGCCTTCTACTTTCCGTCGCCCCTACACGCTGCCGTCTGGTATCGCTTGACTATCAGTCGGTGGCTATCAGGCATAACGGCTTCGCTCGTCGCGATGGCCAATACAACCATGGGAGCAGCTGATGGCTGATTTACATGAAGTAAATGAATGGCCGGAAGGCATCTACCAGCTTGAGACATCCGATCCAGTGTTGGGCGGCCCAGAAGGCATCGACAACCTGCAGGGTAAGCAATTGGCGAGCCGGACGAAGTGGCTCCGTGATCAGTTGGAGAAGATCGCTAGTGGTGTCACAGCTGTTGGCAAGGCTAGCAAACTGGCGACAGCACGCGCCTTATCTTTCAAAGGGGCTGCAACAGGCACCGGCAGCTTCGATGGAAGTGCTGATATCGAGATCACGCTGGCCTTGGCAAATAGCGGAGTAACGGCTGGCAGCTGGCCAAAGGTAATAGTCAACTCAAAAGGTCTTGTTACCGGCGGCTCTGCACTTGAAGCCAGCGACCTCCCAGCCGTGACCACCCCAAGCCAGTTTGATAACGACACATCGTTTGCTACGACGGCGTTTGTGAATGGTGTTGGCCTGCAATTCGGTCCGCAGACGCGCCACTACAGCAGCCTGTCGCAACTTGTGCTAACGGCGGGAGATATCGGTTCTACGATCTCCTTCAACGGTACTGCAACTCAGACGGCAAAGTTACCACCCCCTGCATCGCTGCCTGTCGGCGCTACGGTTCGATTGATTCGCTCTTATGTCAACTCTGGCGTACTTGCGACAATCATGTCTGATGACGGTACGACTAAAATCGACGCCCAAGGCGGTGCCCTGGTTTCGTCTTTCAGTCTTCAAGGTGGGGAGGAGGTTTTTGTCACCTGGTCAGGTGTCGCATGGATTCTTGGCGGTACATACACATTCCGGGTGCTTCAGATGGCGGCATCATTCAGCAGTCCGGGACATTCAAAATCCCCGAATGGGGATATTGAAATGTGGGGCCTGACAGGCGGAGCAGCGCCAGGAACACCGACTCCAGTTACATTTCCACTGGCATTCCCCAACGCATGCCTAAACCTCCAGATAACTTACGTCGACTCCGGGACGCAGGCACCAGCTACGCGGGGCGGCCCAGTGCAGATTGGTAGCTACTCGAAGACGGGATTCAACTATTCCCACTCGGGCAGCAGTAGCGCTGCCCAACATTTCTGGCGCGCCAAAGGCTATTAA